TTATCGCTGTCCCTACGCCGCATGATAAATCCTATGGCGGCGAAAATCCGACTGCTCATCTAGAGCCTAAAGATTTCAATTATTCTATAGTTGTTGATATTCTCAAGGAACTTAATAATCACTGTAAAAAAGATCAATTAGTGGTGTTGATTAGCACAGTTCTTCCTGGCACTGTTCGCCGTGAATTCATTCAACACACCACGAATTATCGGTTCATTTACAATCCTTTTTTGATTGCGATGGGATCAGTGAATTGGGATATGGTGAATCCTGAAATGGTGATCATAGGAAATGAAGATGGTTCAACAACAGGTGATGCAAAACTTCTTATTGATTTTTATAACACCATGATGCAGAATAATCCTCGCTATATTGTGGGCACATGGGATGAAGCTGAATGCATCAAAATTTTCTACAACACCTTCATCTCAGCAAAAATTGGATTGGTGAATATGATTCAAGATGTTGCTGAAGCATCCGGCAACATCAATGTAGATGTTGTAACCACGGCATTGGCACAAAGCACGAAAAGGATTATGGGACCTGCCTATATGCGTGCTGGGATGGGTGATGCAGGAGCATGTCATCCTCGTGATAACATTGCCTTACGCTGGCTATCAGAACATCTTGATCTAGGATATGATTTGTTTGGCGCAATCATGGAAAGCCGTGAATTGCAAGCAAAGCGCGTTGCCGACAAACTATGCCATCTTGCATCTCAGTATGATCTACCCATTTATATTCATGGAAAGGCATACAAGCCCGGGGTTTCATATATTGAGGGGAGCTATAGTTTACTCATCGGGCATTACATTAATGAATTTGGGTTTGGTGTTACTTACATTGATCCATTAACAGAACAACATAATGCAGATATTGTGAAGGGTGTGATATTGATGGCTCATCATGCACCAACATCATATAGCCATAGTCGAGTTATTGGCAGTGAAACGCAAAAATTCTATTGTACCATTTCACCTGGTAGTGTAATTGTGGATATATGGAGAAGTTTAACTGAACAAGATTTACCAAAAGATTGTGTTTTGGTACAATATGGAAATACCAGATTGTAAATGAAACCCCACTTGACAATAGTGGAGCATGTTGTTATATTTCATGTGAACTCCAAGGAGGACATATGAACAACATTTTCAAACAACTCGCAGCCACTCCAAGTCGTCTGGAAAAAGAATACATTCTCCGCACCAATGTGGATGATGCAGTACTTTCCCGGGCGATTTTTCTTGCATTGGATCCATACACCCAATTTTTCATTCGCCGGATTCCATCATATAACACTGGGGTTGGTGAAAACACCCTCACGTTGCAACAGGCGCTGTTGGAATTGGAGAAACTATCTTCACGCCAACTCACAGGCAATGCCGCCTTCCAGCATTTGCAATGGATGTTGGAATCTTTGTCCCAGGATGATGCTGAAGTGATTGTCCGTGTCATTGAAAAAGATTTGCGGTGTGGTGTTTCAGAAGCCACAGTGAACAAGATTTGGCCTGGATTGATTCCCACATATCCCGTGATGTTGGCATCAGGATATGATGAGCGTGTCATGGCAAAAATGCGATATCCTGCCTTGGCGCAATTGAAACTTGATGGCATGCGCTTCAACGCCATTGTCCATCAAGGATCTGTTGAGTTGAGGTCTCGAAATGGAAAAATCATTCAATTGCACGGACATCTTGAGGAAGAATTTGTCAGTTTAGCCAAGAAACTATCATATGTGAATAAAACAGGTGATGTTGTGTTTGATGGTGAACTTGTTGTGCGTGATAACACAGGTATCATGAATCGGCAAAAAGGAAATGGCATCTTGAACAAGGCGGTGAAAGGTACCATCAGTGAAACTGAGGCAAGCATGGTTCAGGCAACCATCTGGGACATCATTCCGTGGACTGCGTTCAAGCTGGGATTTTACAATCAATATTACAAGGAACGGTTTGCTATTCTTCGTGATGCAGAACTTCCAGATAAAATTTCCTTGGTGGAAACATTTGAAGTGACTTCTGAGGATGCAGCTCGAACTCATTTTGAACGATATCTGGCAGAAGGACAAGAAGGCATCATTCTTAAGGATGGCTGGGGATTGTGGGAGGACAAGCGCACCAAGACGCAAATTAAATTCAAAGGAGAATTGGAATGTGATTTGTTGTGTGTTGATTGGCAACAAGGTACTGGAAAAAACATTGGTCGAATGGGAGCCCTGGTGTTGTCATCTGCTGATGCAATCATTCAGGTGAATGTGGGCACGGGGTTTTCGGACGAACAACGTGATAAATATACCAAGGAAAACACTGTTGGTAAGATTGTTGCAATTCGATACAATGCACGAATTCAAGATAAGAAAACCGGGCAGCACAGTTTGTTTCTTCCTGTTTTTCTTGAATTACGTGAGGATAAAGATGCTGCTGACGCTTCACCTAACATCAAGTAGAGGATGGTATGTCAAAACATGAAGAATATAATCAAGCATTAGAAGATTATGCTCAAGAACGCATTGACTATGTATTTCTTGACATTCACGAGGAACTTGACAACATTGAAAAAACATTGGACACGGAAGCATCAAAAATGTTGATTCATTGGGTCCGTGATAACATCACGAAGATTTCAGAACATCACAAATCATAAATAAAAATATATGCCGACATATGAATATCTCTGTGACACATGTGATCATTATTTCACAAACAATCTCAGCATCTCACGAATGAATGAACCGGAGGGTGACCCTTGTCCCAATTGCGCTGAACTGAATATCAAAAAAGTTATGATGACAGCTCCCGCTATTGGTGATGCAGTTCGTTTACACGTTCGTCGCCCTGACGAAGGTTTCAAAGACGTTCTCCGGAAAATTCATGATCAGACACCTGGTTCTAGAATTAAACAAAATAGTAGTTTCATTTAAACAACATGTACGTTGTTTCACCTCCGGTGGGGCTTAAGCCTCATCGGAGTTTTTTTACCTCTAACCCAAGCGAGCATAGCATGTCACGTAAAAAGCGCCTCAAACTTGTGTCATCGGAAACCTACATCTGCCCAGAGGAAGAATCTAAACACAAACTACGAATTACTGACCTGAAAACCATTTATCCGCTCACTCACAATCAGGAGACATTTTTCAATTTCTATAACAAAGGCACAAAGGCAATATTGCTTCATGGTGTAGCTGGTACAGGAAAAACATACATTGCCATGTATAGTGCATTTCAAGAAATTTTACAACCCGAGTCGGATTACAAAAAAGTGATTGTTGTGCGATCGGCAGTTCCCTCGCGCGATATCGGATATCTACCAGGTACAGAAAAGGAAAAAGTTGAGGTGTATGCACAACCCTATCAAGAAATTTGCACCGAATTGTTTCCTCGTTTTGGCGACAAGGCATATGCCAAGCTCAAGGAACAAAGTTTAATCACATTCATGGTCACATCCTATGTTCGTGGATTAACATTGGATAATTCCATTGTGATTGTGGATGAAGCACAAAACATGAATGATATGGAATTGAACAGTATCATGACTCGCGTAGGAAATAACACCAAAATAATTTTCTGTGGAGATTTTCGGCAAACCGATTTATGTAAACGTACCGATTTATCAGGCTTGAAAAAATTCATGGCAATTGCCAATCATATGCCAACATTCCGACATGTTGAATTTGATGTTGAGGATATTGTGCGTAGTGCATTGGTGAAAGAATACATATTGGCAAGATTGATGTATGAGGACATGATGATTGCTTGACAAACAACACATGTTGATGTAGATTTACATCATGAAAACATTCACACACGCACCAATTAAAATAGAAGAAATCTCAGCCACTACTGGTGCTGATGGGAATAGAGTTTATCAAACCCCCGATGGTAAACTCTATCCCTCAGTCACCACAGTGCTGGCTGAACATAGCAAAAAAGGTATCATGGAATGGCGCCAGCGTGTGGGTGAGGTGGAAGCCAACAAAATATCTCGTCAGGCAGCAACCCGTGGAACAAAAATTCACGGTGTTGTGGAACAATATCTTCGAAATGAATCCATTACAGAAAAAATATCGTTGTTGGATAAAGAAATGTTTGATGTGATTCAACCAGAATTGAATAAAATAGATAACATTCGTGCGCAAGAAGTGGGATTATGGTCTCATCATTTGCGCCTGGCAGGTCGGGTGGATTGCATTGCCGAGTATGATGGAAAGTTGAGTATCATCGACTTTAAAACTGCTCGTAGAGAAAAGGATGTTGACCATATTCAGCATTACTTCATGCAAACGGCAGCCTATGCCATTATGTTTGAGGAACGTACTCATATTCCCATAACAAATTTAGTGATCATCATTGCCGTTGATGATGGTGTGGTTCAAGTGTTCAGAAGTAAGCGAGATCATTATGTAGAACAATTGTTGTATTACCGAGATTTGTACGAAGTTTATAAATAACACGTAGGATGGTAGTATAATGTCTTGATGAAATATGTCTCGGACGCGGGTTCGATTCCCGCCATCTCCATCCTGAGGGGATGACATGGTCTCGACGGGGTGTAAACTAACTCAGGAACGCTACACGATAGGCGACTGCCGTAAGCAGAGCAAAAAAATTTAAATGACAACTCATATATGTCATATGCTAACTCTTACGCCTTAGCTGCGTAATCTAGTTAACCGGGTTACGGGGGTTCCTGGGAACAGAATACCCCCACTCATTGCCTTTATGAAAATACATATACCTGAAGATTGCACACAAATTAATGTTTTGGTTTCTGGTGGAGCGGATAGTGCTCTACTTTTATATTTACTTGTTTTGGAAAACAAAACAAGAAATTTGCCTATTGCATGCTATGGCATGATGAAACGTAAGAATCAATTTCATATACAAAACGTTATACAATGGATCAGTGACAATTTACATGTGCAATGCCAGGTTCAAATAACAGAAAAATTCTTTTTTATTAGAAAATTCGTAGAAAGTATTTTGTTGATTTCCACATCAAACAGTTATGTGTTTTCAGCATGTAACAAAGTGGTGGAAAATGAATTCACGCCCACCCGGTATATTGCAGGCGACACGCCTCCTGTCCGCGGGCCCGCGTTTAACGAGTTTCATGTGAGACCGTTCATCGACATGGATAAAATAGAAGTGTGTGAATTGTACAAACATCATCATTTACAGGATCTGTTTTTAAAAACACACTCATGTGGGACTGACATCCATGGACATTGTGGTGAATGCTATTTTTGTCTTGAAAGAGCCTGGGGTGTTGACAATTCCGGGCTATTTTCCATCGGCATTTCTCACGCACTATAAATAATTAAAACTTCAGGAGTTCCAATGCCAATATTCAATGTAGCGTATGACAAAACAACAAATATTGATGAATTGTTATCCAATTTATCACTTCAAAATGCAACTGTCGTAAAACATTTACAAAACATCAGACTGCTAACTGTTGAATGTTCAACAGCAGAACACATCTCAGCACTACCAGGTGTGATTGCAGTTGATGCTGATGGTGATATCACCCCGAATTTAGCCACTGACATTTGGCATAAACTTCGGGTGTGTTCTTCATCATTGCCTATGCGAGACACCTATATTACAAAAAATTTAGGGGATGCTGTGGTGGTGTATCTTGTGGATTCTGGCATAACCCTGTCAGAAGAATTGAATGAAGCCACTATTGAAAATTTATACAGTTTCTCTGACACGTACACCGATGACATCAATCATGGAACAGCATTGGCGGCATTGATTGCAGGAAAAACGCTAGGTGTTTCACCAAAGTGTATCGTGAAAAATGTAAAGATTGCCATGAACACAACTATGCCAGTCAGTGAACTACTGACCGCGTTTGATGCTATTTTAGCAGATCACACAACAGGTGTCAGTGTGGTGAATTGTTCTTGGGTGGTGGCTAAGAATCAAATCTTGGATTTGAAAATTCAAGAATTGCAAGATGAAGGATTGATAGTTGTTGCCGCGGCAGGTAATGATGTACTTGCTGCCAACGACTTTTCTCCTGTGGGATTGGACACGGTGATGGGCGTTGCCGCAGCCGATTCTTTCGACAGAGTTATCAATTGGGGACCCAGTGCAGGTAGCAACTGGGGACCTGAAGTTGATATCACGGCGCCAGGCATTGATGTGAGTGTGCTGTCTAACACCGGGCAAATTGTAGAATCATCAGGCACATCTTTGGCAGCTGCAATAACATCAGGTGCCATGGCACAATTTGTAAAACAACATCCCACCTTCACAGCAAATCAAATCAAAGCGGAAGTGATATCCAAGGGATTGCATGACTTGTTGTTTAGAAATGAATCAATATATGGTACAACCCCGAATGTGTTATTACGGTGTCCTACTCCCGAAGCAGCTACAATTTTTGACGGAACTCCCCCATCAATTGATGCCAAGAAAGGTGTAACAACAACAGTAACCATTGTACACACGGATGATGTATCAGAAATTACTATAAATGATATTGTAATTAATGGAACCCTTCGTCGGTGTTTTGATTGGGTTGCTATAACTGGTAACACATTACAATTTACACCACCCGCAGATTTTCCTTCAGCAGCATATGTTGTGATGTATTCAGGAAAAAACTCATCATCACAACAAATTTCATATGGCGTTATGTTAGTGAATGTGTTTACACATGATGTGGCTGAATTATCATCGGGTGAAAAATATTTCACAGTGGAAGAAAATGGTGTGGTTATAGTAAAACCTGCATCATGTGTATTTTATGCCAGTTGCCCGAATGGAAATGAATGTTTCGATGATGGTAAAGGTGGGAGTTGCATATGCTCGGGTGGTGGTTGTGTTGATGCCTAATACTATATAAGTTGTTGAAAGCACACATATACATCCTTGCAGCACTTGACATTGTGTTGCAAGGATTGTATATTTAAATATAGGAGGTAATATGAAAACACTTATCATGTCTGTGTGTCTAGGGGTGTTGGTTGTAATTCCAAACACCATGAAACACTCCCCAGTTCCTGCAAAACCATTCAAGGTGATTTCTGAAAAGGAATTGACCTGTTTGGCGAAAAATATTGCGTATGAAGCACCCGATGAATCATATGAAGGAAAACTGGCAGTTGCCACGGT